CTTCACGCTCGGTCGGGGTGATGCGCCACATCACGTTTTCGACGTAGTCCGTCACCATCTTCGAGCGGCCGTGATAGACCACCGACATCAAGCCGCCCTTGTAGACATCCCGTCCTAGGGCCAGTTGTTCGCCGGAGCGGAACACCACCTGAGCCGCCGTGTAGCCCCTACTGTCAAAAAACGCGTTTATGAACCCGAACAACGTTTCGACGTTGTACGGGGCCGAAGCGGTGGCGTGGAACTGCTCGATCTGCGGGTGGTACGGCCCCATGTCGTCGCGCCGCGAATACAGCTGTTTGAGCTGGAACGCCAGGAACGCGTTGTTGAGGAACCCAGACAGCAAATCGCTTGGCACGCCGGTGAATCCGAGGACGATCTGCAGCGAATCCAGCAGCCACGAGTAGGAGGCGTTCATCAGATCGTTGAGCCACTTCGGGCTGCGTCCTCCGATGATGTGCTGCCATCCCTCGGGGGTGTGGTCGGAGATCTCAGCGGAGATCACCGAACCGTCGTCACCGCCGTCGGGGGCCACCAGGACCGCCCACGGCGGCTCGTAGTCCACGCCGAGCTTCGGTGCGCGGAACACGCCATCGAAGCCTGGAACTTCCTTGATCAACGACCCGAGCACGCCGAGTGACCCACCGAGGTCCACCACCGTGCGGATGACCGAGTCGGCGACCGTCTTTGTCGGGCCGGAGATCTGCGAGCGGTCCTTGGTCGAGAAGACGTAGGTCGGCTGATCCAGCACCGTGTACTTGTCGGGCTGCGGATCACCGGGCAGCCACAGGTCCATCGACGTATCGACCCCGTAGGCGCGGGTGATATCGCGGATGACCTGGCCGCAGGTCTCCATGCGCACGGTGCGGATCGCCGTCGGTGAGGTGTCCAGCCACGGGTTGGTGCGAACCACATAGATCGGGGTGCGAAGCATCTTGCGAAAGGAGTCCAGCGACAGCCCGTCCCGCTTCAGTGCCTGGTTGATCGTGCCCCACCAAGCGCGCACATCCGGGTTGAGCGTCGACGCATTGTTGACGAACTCCAGAAAACCGGACTGGATGCGCATCGCCGGCTCGGAGACCATCGCCTCGATGGCCGTGCACAGGCCCCACATGAACACCGCGTGAGAGAAGGGCTGCGCTTCGATCGGCAGGTTCCACGACGGCCAGATGGTCAGATAGTCCAGAATCGACCAGATCGACTTGCAGTCGAGATTGCCTGTCGGAGCGTCCTTTTCGTGGGTGGTGTAGCGGTGCGTCTTGACGTAGAACGGGAACCGCAGACCGGCGGTCTCCATAGTGATGCCGACCATCGTCGACCGACACCCCATGAAGTGGTCAATCAGCGTGGAATCGCCCTTGACCTTGATGCGCGCCGAGCCGGCGTTATTGCGCGGGTCGGTGCCCGAAGATTCGATCAGATCCTGACCCAACGTGCCGACCGGACGCCACATGAAATCGTGGACCGTGAACAAAAACTCGGTGTCAACCCGCGACTTCGCCTCAGCCAGCTGCGCGCGGTACTCCGCGGTCTTTACAGGGGCCATCTGCGCAGCGGCGTGCCCGCGGAGATGATGCGGGAGTTGGCGTTGGCGTCGTCGATGTCGACCCGGATGTAGTACGGGTCAGCGGGCCGGCCGGCGGGCTTCGGGGGGATTGCCGAGGCGTCGGAGAACCGTCCGTTGAGCAGGGAGTAGAACGGGCCCTGCGGCGGGACGATGCCCCAGCGCGATTCGATCTGCTGGTAGTAGGCGCTGGTGTCCGCCCGCGAGCCGAGGCGTTTCTTCAGCGCGGCTTGGAACTTGGTCAGCTGCTGCGGTGTCGGCGGTGTGGTGGTGAGGTCCAGAACCAACGGTGTGCTTGAGCGCGGGTCGGAGCGCAGGAACGCCACCTGGTTGTCCAGCAGCGGACCGAACTCGATGAACTCATCCGAGTCGGGGCCGTCATGGATGCGGAACACACCCGGCCCGAACAGGGTGTAGTCGCGGTACATCGGCTGGTCTCCGATGTTGAGACACTGCAGGAATCCGCTCTGCGACACCGTCGTGTTATCCATCGCCGAGATCTTGCGGACCGTGCCCGGCGTGGCCTGCCCGCCGATGACGCGGGCGGGCGCGTACATGCCGAAGCCGTGGCCGCGATACGCCGACCCCAATGCCGAGTTGGTGCCGACCTCCTGGTGCACGATCACGTCGGACTGGTTGCGGCGCACCGTGAACAACCGCGGGTTGCCCTCGTTGCCGCACAGCAGCGTCCACTTGTCCCCGATGGTCGGGGTGAGCAGCAGCCGCCGGTCCGCCATCACGGTCTCGGTGAAGTTGTTGAACCGCGACAGGATCAGGCGGCCGTGCTGGAACCGGGCCCGGATGCCGTAGCCGTTCCAGGTCCCGTCGGGGTTGCGGCCCATCCGTCCCCAGATGTCATTAGCGGATGGGTCGGGGCTGGCGATCTGCGGGGCGCTGCCCAGCACGATGCTGATGACCTGGTTGTCGGTGGCCGTGGACCAGTTCTTGTACGGCCCGATGACGACCTCACGGCTCGGCGGGGTGGAGCCGATCCCGTCGAACCAGTAGACCTTTCCGTTGTCGGCGTAGACGTAACCGATGTTGGGCGACACCGGGTTTCCGGTCAGCGCGGGGTTGTAGCGCACCGGCCAGTTGGCGCCCATCATCGTCTGGTTCCAGCCGGCGGTGTAGGCGAAGCTGTCGGTCATCGCGTCCTCGGCGAACGCCGACGGCACCGACACGTCATCGTCTGACCGCCAGAACGCGTTATCGGCGGTCAGACGCAGCGACAACTGTTGACGTGACTTGCCCAGGTTGGCCAACGGATCAGCGGGGGCGCCGCCGCCGCGCCAGCGGATCGGGGCCCACCACCAGCCCAATTCCTGGGTGAACCAAGCCAGTTCGCTCTTCTTCTTGGCATCCAGCGAGGCGATCAGGTCGCGGACCACGGTGCGCAGCGACTTGGAGTCGCGGGCCATGCACTCGACGACCATCTCGACCTCGCACTGGTCATACAGCGAGTCGATGTGGGTGACGCCGTCCTGCGTCGCACCCTTCTGTGTGATGTCCTGCCACGGCGGGATCAAGCCCTTGAGGCTCTTGACCGCGACCGCCTCGGGGAAGGACGGATCGTGGAACGGCGGCGCGTACGGACCCGCCAGATAGAACGTGATCGTCTCATCGAACGACGCGAGGCGCAGCGTCGGGCGGGTGTCATTTACCAGGTGGTACCAACCATGGGGCGTCAATTCGCCGCCCGGGTAGACGACGTCGGCGGTCTCCAGCGATGTCACTGGCCGACACCCGCATTCATGGTCTGCATGTGGTAGTCCCAGTCGCGCGCGGCGCCGGACACGCTGTCGCGGTTGGTGTTCAGGGTCGTGTTGTAGTTGTTGGTCACCGGCGCGCCGGAGCTGGCCTGGCCGCCGCCGCCCTGGCCGTTGTCAGGTGCAGGCTTGCCGGCGACATCCTCGGGGCTCGGGCCCTTGCCGTTGGCGTCGAACTGCGCGGCCTGCTCAGGGCTCAACCCCTCGGGGGCCTTCTTCTTGCCGTCACCGCCCGCGATGTTGGGCATGACGGGCCGGGCACCGACAACCCCGCCGATGACTTTGGTGAGCCAGTTGTTCTGCGCCACCTCGGAAGTGCCGAAGGGCAGCAGGGTTTCCATGAGCCCGGATGCGGCGATACCGGCGACCTGCCCGGCCTGCCCGACGGCACGGTTGATCAGCTGCACGCCGATCTGCATGGCCGCCGACGCCGCTGCACCGCCAGCACCGCCGTCCATGCCCATCGCCGCGCCGGAAACAGCCAGACCGGCCGCCGAGGACGCTGCGCCGAGCGCGGAGCCGAGGATGCCGCCGGAGATGCCGCCGAAGCCGCCGCCGGTGCCCTCTTTCGGGGCAAGACCGCCCAGAACGGTCGGCCCGGCTTCAGGTCCGCCGCCGACACCGGGAAAGCCGATCTCGGGCAGGGACTGGGGTGGGCCGATGAGCCCGGGGAACAGACCGCCGGTACCCACACCGCCGCCGCCACCGCCCGGGGCGCCGCCCGATCGCCCGGCGGTGTACCCCGCCCGGCCGGTACCGGCACCAGCCGGGACCGGATTGCTCAGGCCCGGGTCGGTCAGCTGGGCCAGTGTCAACGGCAAATACCCGCCACCGCCACCACCACCGCCGCCGCCCGAGCGTCCCGCGGTGTAGCCCGCACGCCCCGGCGCCGCCGCAGCGGAACCGGGAGCCGACGACGGCGAACCGGGCGACGACGGCGCCGCATCATCCACACCAGCCAGACCGGGGATACCCGAGATGCCGCCACCGCCGGGCATATTCACCACGAACACCGGCGTCGCACCGCCCGCGCCACCGCCGAGGATGGAACCCCCGATAGCGCCAGCCGCCGCGCCCACAGGCCGGTAGTAGTGCGACGTGAACGACGGATCGAACGCACCCGATGCACCCGCCGTGCCACCCGATGCCACCGCGGCATCGGAGCCAAAATTGACGTTGGTACCGCCGGGGAGGGTGCCCTCCATGTGGTGGGTGTTGTAACCGATGTTGAACGCGCCGCGGACCGGTGCGCCAGTCGTGTTCGGCAGGAAACCGTGCGAGGCCATCCACTCCTCGGTGGTGCCATCGCCATTGGTGTACAGCGACCGGCCCGCGGTGGGATGGCCGTCGATGATGTTGACCAGATCCTCAATGCCGCTGGTGCAGTCGACGAGACCCTTGGCTAGGTCGCCGGTGGCGTCGTAGTGGCCGCCCTTGGGGACCTGCGCCAGCAGCGCGGCGTCACTCCACCCGGTCGCACCCAGTGACGCCGATGACATCGCCGCGGCGGGGGCCGACGGGACAGGCAGGGTGATGGCCGGGTTGTAGTCCGGGATGCTGACCGCCGGCGACGACGACGTGGTGGCACGGACGTACTGCGAGCCGAACGCACCCGAGGACGCCAGAATCCCCATCAGACCCGAACCGGCCTCGCCCGACTTGTAGCCCAGCGCGTTCTGCCCGCCAGCCAGCGCGCCGACGATCGGCGCCGCACCGAACCCGGCCAACATCTTCGTGACGTTCTCGACGATCCCCGAAAGGCCCTTGGACACACCGAAATCGGCGTCGATCTGCGAACCGATCTGCCCGAGCTGTTCGGTCGCCTTGCTGGTCGACTCGGTCAGCCGCAGCTGCGCCTGGTGCTCGTCGACCTCAGCCTTAGCCAGGTCGTTGCGGGCCTTGACGAGGTCTTCAGCGGTCGCGGTCGCGGTCTGCTCCACCTGCGCCAGCCGTGCGCGGGCCTCGGCGGACTTCTGCTGCGCGGCGTAGACGGCCTGCTCGGCGCCATACTGCGCGGCGGTCTCACCCGGACGCGGCGCGGCACCGTAACCGGCGGGAAACGGCACCTGAGCCTGCTGGGCCTGAGCAGCCGTTACCTGCTGGTTCTCCAGTTGTGTCACCCGCATCTGCGCTTGGATCAGCTGATTACGGGCCTCAACGACCAAGTTCTGATCGGCGGTGCTGTCGGATTCCAGCTGGGTCAGCGCCGCCTGGCGCTCGGCAACGCTGTGCTCGGCATCCATGACCTGCATGCGGCGCTGCCACTGCTCAACCGTCTCGCCCGGCGCCGGGGGGGCGCCGAAGCCGGACGGGTACGGGATGTGCGGCGCAGACGGGGTTGATCCGGCGCCGGACTTCTTGGCGTCCTCAAGAGCCTGGGCGATGTCCTGGGGGGTGTGGGCATCGGCGGGGTCGAGGCCGCGACGCTCACGTTGTGCGTTCGGGCCGCCGCCCAATCCGCCGGGGAATGTCAATGGGTCGTTGTTGGACATCGGTCCGACCCACGGCATCATGATCCCGCCGTTGTCCAGTCCGTTGTTGACCCACTCCAGCATTCGGCCGGCCGCTTTGTCGATCGCCTGATACAGGTCGTCGCCGATGTAGGTCTTGAGGTCGGTGACCTTGTTCTTCAAGATGTCCCAC